GAACCCAGCGACATGCAGTTCGCAAGCAAGATCATGGCGGAAATCGACAGTTTTTTTGATAGCGGCGCTGTTTCATCTGCTAACCCGCGACTTCCCCCTAACCGCGTAAACGCTGCGGTCAAAGAAGCCCGCGAGCTATCGCGCAGGTCTGCGCTTGCGCGCGACATCAACGCCATGGACCGCAAATCACCGTACTTTCAAGGCGGTATCGAAAACGAGTTCCGCAAGTACATGCGCTCGCGCCGCGGCGAACGCTTGACCGGCGCCGAAAAAGAAGCGTTTGACGCCGTAGCTTTGCGCGAAACGCTTTCGGATTATGCGGCTAACAGAGCTGGCCCAATTGCTGGCGGTGTAGTTGGCGGTATTGGTGGCGGTGGGCTTGTAGGCGCGGCAGTGGGCGCGGGTCTTACTGCTGCGGGACAAGCGGCTATCAAAAAGATTGCTGAAGCGGCGTCCGCAAAACAAGTCGATGCTGCGCTTAAAACCGTATTGGCTGGGCGAACGGCGCAGAACCAAATGCTTCGCGACGCGGCTATAGACGCGGCCAACAATCGTCTGCGAGCGATTATCGCGGCTGGAATGTCCGTGCAGAGCGCTGAAAGTAACCGCAACGCGATGTCGAGGTGACGTGCCGTGCTTGACGATCAGACCTTCAAAGTGCTCGGGGCCATCATGCAATGGATCATCGCGCCAGTGGCCGCGTTTGTCTGGGTTATCTACCGCCAGCAACAGGCGCATGAGACGGCCATCGCGGTTCTGCAAGCCCAGACCGAGACTGCGCGCACGGCCCACGACCGCGAGATCAAGGAGATCCGCGAGACAACGCGGGCCATCATGACGAAGCTCGACAGCATCGAGGAGGCACTACGCAAATGAAGCTCAACAGCGCGTCCTTCGCCAAGCTCAAAGGCGTCCATCCCGACCTGGTGCGCGTCGTGCTGCGCTGCGCCGAAGACTGGGCCGAGGCCGACACGGGTTTCGTCGTCACCTGCGGCGTGCGCACGCTGGAGGAGCAGAAGATCCTCAAGGCCAAGGGCGCCAGCAAGACGTTACGGTCCCGACATATCCCAGCGGCAAATAGTTTTTCACATGCCGTCGATCTGGCCTGCACGATCAAGGGCGCGGTGCGCTGGGACTGGCCGCTGTACGACAAGCTGGCCAAGCGCATGAAGGCCGCCGCCAAGAAGGAAGGCGTGCTGCTGGAGTGGGGCGGGGCGTGGACAAGTTTCAAAGATGGGCCACATTTTCAACTGCCGTGGGTCCAGTATCCCGGCACCAAGACAGGAGCGAAGACATGACGAAGGAAATGGTTTGGGGCGTAGTGCGCGCCATTCTTGCGGCTGGTGGCGGTTACGTTGTCGGCACCGGTGTTATTGACGCCACCGCCATGAACGAGATTATCGGCGCGCTCGGTGTCATCTTCGCCGCTGGCTGGTCTATCTGGGCCAAGAAGTGAACTGGCTTGAGATTGCCGCCGTCGCTGTGCTGTTGATCGGCATTGGCGCTGGTGGCTTTCTCGTTGCCCAACGGCCGTCCTTCTGGATCGGCCTAGTCACGGCTGCTGTACGGCCCGTTCTCCCTCTTCTTCTGGCGTTATTGGCCAAACGGATGCCTCCCGAACAGGAGCAGGCGTGGCGGGATTGCATCCGCCGTGGCGGCGAGTGGGATCATCATCGGAAGCGGTGCAAGAGGTAAGCCACCGCTCGATCAGCGTGGCGTAGCCAGCGATGTCCCGCCAGTGATCGGACTCGTGCGGATTGCCTGACAAGATGCGGCCAATCTTGCTGGCGATCAACTCCAGCGTCTCGCGCTGGGGATCGTCAAGCGTCCTCCAGTTCTTGCCGCGGCGCATGGCGTCCTTCAGTTCCTGTGCCATCATAGACACTTGATAATAATCGCCGTGGGTCTTCTCGCGTTCGTCTAGAATGTCATTCATCTCTCACCGCCCTTACAGTCAATTCCATACCCAGAACGTTATAGCATGCCTCCAGTTCCGCAACGCGCGGGCAGTGCCGCGTTCGCCAGCCCTTGAACGTGTTTCGTGCGATGCCCGTCCGTTCGGCCATGTCGGTGACGCCGATCCGCTGGCTGTTCATCTCCGCGTACAGCCGCCGCACCAGCGGGTGCGCGTGCTGCGGGATGGGCATGTGCCGGAAACGCCTCATTGCTTGTCTCCTGAGAGTGCGGCGAGAATTTCCTTGCGTTCACGCACCGCGCGCAGCGTCGTGTAGCGCTGGTGGATGCGCACCGCGTAGGTCGGACGCTTGTGGACCTCGACCTCCTCGTCCAGCATGGCCTTGACCTGGTGCTCGTCACGCATCGCCAGAACCACGTTCAAATCGTGCCAATTCCAACTCATCCTTTCAACTCCTCCAGTGCAATGTCCGATATGGCGCGCTTGTCGGCAAGGGCCGCCCAAATGCGCTCGTCGATGGTCTTGTTCGTCAGCAGGACGTAGACCCATACGTCGCGCTCCTGCCCGCTGCGGTGCAGACGGCCGACGACCTGCTCGTAGAGTTCCAGCGACCACGGCAGCGACAGGAACACCAGGTGGTGGCCGCCGTGTTGCAGGTTGAGGCCGTGGCCCGCCGACTTGGGGTGAACCGCCAGCAGCGGGATCTTGCCCGCGTTCCAGCGCTCGATCACGTCGGCGCCGTCGTCCAGCGTCCACAGCCGCCCAGGATAGCGGCGCTTCAGTTCCGCCAGCTCCTCGATGAAGTTGTAGACGATCAGCGTGTTGGCCCGCTGGTTGCCCTCCAGCACCTCGTCCAGCAGGTCGAAGCGGTGCGTCGAGAACCAGTGCGCCGCCTTGGTGACCTTGAACTGGCCCGCGGTCTCGGACGCCGTTGAGACGCTATCGTAGACCCAGCCGCTGGCCATCTGTTGGAGCTTGGTCGTCACCGCAGCGGCCGACGGCGCGCTGATCTCCTTGCCCTGCATCTCGACCACGAACTCCTTTTTCATCTTCTCGTATGGCTCGCGGTCGGGCAGGTCGCAGCGCATCTCGACCACATGGCACGGCGGCAGCTTGTCCTTGTAGACGCCGGGCTCCAGCACGAACGTCGCCGGGCGGATGCGGGTCATCACCTGCTCCAGCGCACCGCGGCGCGGCATCCACTCACCAAAGTCGCGGTTGATGCAGACGAAGTACTGCTGAAGGAACGCGCCCTTGGCGCGACCGAGCAGCTTTTCGTCGATCACCTTGCACTGGCCGAACACGTCCTCCAGCCCGTTGGACGTGAACGAGCCGGTCAGGCCCCAGCGGATCTTGAAGCGGTCGAGCACCTTCAGGAGCGACTTGAAGCGCATACCCGAAGGGTTCTTGAGCCGGGTCAGCTCGTCGAAGACGATGCCGTCGAAGTCACCCTCGGGCATCTTGTCGAGGTTGTCGTAGTTGAACACGACGATGTTCACCTTGGCCGCGAACGCCGCCTTGCGCTGCGCCGCGTTGCCGATGGCAACCGCCATGGTCAGGTCGGGCGCCCACTTCTTGCGCTCGACTGGCCACACGTCGGTGCAGACGCGCTTGGGCGCCACGACCAGCCACCGCTTGGCGTGGCCATCCCGCTTCATCTCGGCCATGGCCCGCAGCGTGATGGCCGTCTTGCCCGCGCCCACAGGGGCCAGGATCATGGCGCGGTCGCGTTCGTAGAGGAACGTCACGGCGTCGTTCTGGTAAGGTCTAAGGGCGAGCGTCAAGATAGGCTCCGATCACTTCTGCCGCTGCTTGCGGGACGATGGCATTGCCGTAGGCGCGCAGGCGTCCCACGCGGGCGGGAGCCCCATGAGCCAGCGGGAATGTGCCGGGTTCAACTGGCCGCCACTTTCCATCGCGGCAGTGGAGCCAGTCAGCATCTCGCCAGTGGCCGTTAGTCGGGCGGGGCCGGTCAGCATGTGCGCCTGTTTCGCTAGGTTGCTTTGAGACGCACCCGGCCTGCTCCATTCCCGTGCCATCGCTTCCGGCGACATGCGGCTCTGATTGTCGTCCTGCACCGATGGGGTGCCCCAGCCCGCCATCTGCGCCGCCCCACCCATCAGCAGTTCGCCCTTGCGATTTCCGCCCCGGCTCGTCTGCCCGCCCGTCATTGTGTTGGGCGTTGGCCAGCCCGCCAAGTTCGCCTGTCTCGGCAACTGGTCGAACCGCTCCGAGCCGTCCTCCCTCGGCCTGATGTCCGCGCCGCTGTCCTTCCAGTCCCTGGTGGTGGTGGTCACCCAGCCGGTCAATGCCGCTTGGGTGTTCAGCCCTCCGCTGCGCGTCCCATCCAGTTTCCTGATTCCGTTCATGTCGCTCGTCGTTGGCGTCAGCCAACCGCTCTCCAACAAACCAGAGGCGCTGGCGGATGTGCGGTGCGCCGACGCCCGCAGCGCACAGATCAGCCGCCCCAAGGGCGTAGCCCGATGCTTCCATGTCAGACTGTACAGTGTCGAGCCAGCCGAGGCCGTCCTTGCTCGCAACCTGCTCTCCAAAGACAACTGGAGGATGGCACTCGGCGATGAGCCGGTGGAACTCAGGCCAGAGGTGACGCTCGTCGGCAAATCCTGCTCCCTTTCCGGCGGCGCTGAAGGGCTGGCAGGGGCAGGAGCCGGTCCAGACGGGCCGGTCGTCGGGCCATCCTGCGAGACGGAGGGCGTAGGACCAGACGCCGATACCGGCGAAGAAGTGGCACTGCGTGTAACCCTTGAGGTCGCCCGAAGCCACGTCCCGAATTGATCTGTCATCTACGTCACCTTCCGCTATCAGTTTACTGTCGATCAGGTTGCGCAGCCATTGGGCTGCGTAGGGGTCGAACTCGTTATAGTATGCCGCCATTCGTCTATCTCCGTTTTTGACCATAGTGTCGTGTAGTTTTGTCCGAGTTCCTTCATGCGGGCCGCGAAGAGTTTCTGGAGCGGTGACAGCCGCCCGCCGGGGGCTTTGAGTTCCACGAACCACACGACGCCGCCTGGCAGGCAGGCGATGCGGTCGGCCACGCCGCGGTGGTTGGGCGACTTGAACTTGTAGGCCGTCCCGCCCATGCGCTGCACCGTCCAGACGAAGTACTTTTCGATCTCACTTTCGCGTACCATGACCATCCTCTAACAAACAATGCTTGACAGGTCAACAAGAAATCTGTAACGGTTGACGAAACAACAGGAGACGACAATGGACGAGATCGCAGAAATTGATTTGAAAATTGCAGACGCAAAGGCGCGCGTTAAAGAACTGCAAGCGGAAAGACGAATGTTGCTGCAAAAAAAAGCGCACATTGTAGCCGCGACAAGCGCCAAACGCGGCGTATTTATAGACATTGACCGCGTAAAGTTAAGTTGGACCGATTTGAGTTTGAGGTCGCGCAACGTCGTGCGGTTTATGGGCGCTGAAACAATACACGGGCTAGCACAACTGACCGAGCGGGATATACTTCGGGAGCCAAACGCAGGTGCTGTGGTTGTGGAAGAGATAAAGGACTTTTTGCTTCAGTTTGGTCTTACATTGAAGGGTGGCGAATAATGGCCCAACACTCTAACATCGTCGGCGGCTCGACCGCCAAGCGTGTCATTGCGTGCCCCGGCAGCGTCGCGCTTGTGCAGCAGGTGCCGCCCAAGCCGTCCAGCAGTTACGCCGACGAGGGCACGCTGCTGCACAACGTCATCGCCACCATTCTGGAGACGACCAAGAGGCCCGAGGAGTTCCTTGGGTTGATGTACAACGGCATCGAGTTGACGGAGGACCGGCTGGAGCGCAAGCTGCTGCCCGCGTTGGCGGTGCTGGATGAGATCGACCCGGATGGACAGTTGGAATACGCGGTCGAGCAGGTGGTGGGCTTTGGTGACGCTCTCCCTGGTGTTTTTGGTTCCGCCGATCTTGTTGGCCGGATTGGCAATCGCGGCATTCTGCTGGACTGGAAGTTTGGCGATGGCGTGCCTGTCGAGGCTGAAGAGAACCCGCAGGCGCTCTTCTACACGGCTGCCGCACTTCGCACCGAGGCGACACGCTGGGCCTTCGAGGGCGTCGAGACGGTCGAGGTGATCATCGTGCAGCCGCCGCATGTGCGGCGCTGGGTGACGGACCTCGACCGGGTGCGCCGCTTCGAGGCCGAACTGATCATGGCTGTCAAGACCGCGCAGCGGCCGGACGCGCCGCTGGCGACCGGCGACCACTGCCGCTGGTGCGCTGCCAAGTCGATCTGCCCGCTGGTGAACGGTGCCGTCGAGCGCGCCAAGCGCGAGAACATCAAGGCGGTCAACGTGGACCGTCTGACGGAGGCGCTGGCCAGCATTGAGCTGCTGGAGGGCTGGATCAAGGACGCCCGCGAGATGGCTGTGACGCTGTTGGAGGCGGGTGTTGAGGTGCCCGGCTGGAAGATGGTCCCGAAGCGGGCCACGCGGCAGTGGGTGAACGAACAGGCGGCATTGACAGCCCTTGCCGAAGCAGGCTGTAGTGCTACGGAATTGACGGAGTTGAAGAGCCCGGCGCAGGTCGAGAAGGTGCTGAAGAAGCACAAGCTCGCCATGCCGGAGGGGCTCATCACCGCCGTCTCATCGGGTGACACGCTGGCAACCGCGGATGATCCGCGCCCGGCGTCGTTGCAGGTCGGCAAGCATCTCGCTGCTGCCCTTGGTAAACTTGTCTAAGGAAGGACAATAAGATGAACGCTATCGTGTTTTCTAAGGCCAATCTTCCCTCCGTCCAGAACCTGTCGCAGGCACTGCGCTCGCTTGATGCGAGCGTTGGCGGCGGCGACAGCGCTGCGATCCTCAAGATGGACAAGACCGGACACTGGGTGTTCGGCGCTGACCAGACCGAGGTCGAGGACGGCAGCACCTGGGCCGTCAATCCGTTCTCGTTCGTGCACGGTTACATCGCCTGGGGCGATGGCGAGGTGCTGGCCGAGAAGATGGTGCCGGTCAACGAACCGCTGCCCGAACTGGACCCCGCGCCGCCGCAGGCCAAGCGCGGCTGGGAGCTTCAGGTCGGCATGAGCCTCAAGTGCATGTCCGGCGAGGACGAGGGGCTTGAGGTGCGCTACAGCGTGACCAGCGTCGGCGGCAAGCGTGCCGTGCAGAAGCTGGCCCTTGACATTGCGGCGCAGGTCGAGGCCGATCAGGCCAAGCCGGTGCCCGCGGTGAGGCTGAAGAAGGACCACTACACTCACAAGTCCTACGGGCGCATCTTCACGCCCGTGTTCGAGGTCGTGAACTGGCTGGGGCTTGATGGCCAGACGGAAGAGACGCCCGCAAGCGAAGCGCCGGTGGATGCCCCCACCCGCCGCCGTCGCAGCGCGTAACGGGCGAGGGGCGCGGTTTCTGCCGAGGCCGCGCCCCGACCACATCCATGACAATACTCTGGGTTGACTTCGAGACCCGCTCGCGCTGCGACCTGCCGAGCCGGGGCGTGTACAACTACGCGCAAGACATCTCCACACAAGTGCTCTGCATGTCCTACGCCTTCAATGACGAGGACGTGCAGACGTGGACACCCGATCAGTCCTTTCCACAGAAAGTTTCGGCGGCAATTCTTTCTGGCGCACAGATCCGCGCCCACAACGCCGCCTTCGAGCGGCTGATCTTCTGGTACGTCATCTGCCCTGACCACGGCGTGCCCGAGCCTGCGCTGACGCAGTTCTACTGCACCGCGACGCAGGCCCGCGCCAACTGCGCACCGGGTAGCCTGGAGGACGTGGGCCGCTTTGCGGGCGCAGGGATGCGCAAGGACCACCGTGGCGCAGCACTGGTGCGTGCGCTGTCCATCCCGCAGGCCAACGGCACGTTCCGCGAGGACGCCGGGTTGATGCAGGAGATGATCGAGTACTGCGAGCAGGACGTGCGCGCCATGCGGGCCTTCTCGAAGGCTATGCGCGGGCTGACCGACGAGGAGCTGCTTGACTACCACGTCAACGAGCGCATCAACGACCGCGGCGTGCGCCTCGACCGCCCGCTGGCGCAGGCAGCCGTCAAGTATGCCGCCGCCGAGCAGGAGGAGATCGAGACGATCTTCCGCGAGATCACGGGGCTCACCAGCGTGCGTAGCCCCCGTATGCGCGAGTGGGTGCTGGAGCGCGTTGGGCCGCAGGCACGGGCCATGATGATGGTCTGGAAGGACGGCGAACAAAAGGCTAGCATCGACAAGACCGTGCGGTCCAACCTGCTGGCGATGGAGAACCCTGATGAAGTATCCCCGGAAGTCCATGAGGTGGTGCAGTGCGCGGACGATCTCTGGGCATCGTCCGTGGCGAAGTTTGAGCGAGCTGCATCGCTCTCAGATGATCTCGACAGTCGCGTCCGGGGTGCGTTTGTATTCGCTGGCGGAAGCGCTACGGGCCGAGCATCAAGCTACGGATTACAGGTACACAACTTCCCACGAAAATGTGCCAAAGAGCCTGAACTAGCCCGCCAGGCACTCGTGCGCGGGCATCAGATCGTGCCCGAGTTTGGCAAGCGCGTCACCGACGTGCTGAAGTCGATGCTGCGCCCGGCGCTGATCCCGGCCGAGGGCAAGTCCTTTGCCGTGTTCGACTACGCCCAGATCGAGGCCCGCGTCACGCCGTGGCTGTCGATGGACGGCGAGGAGACGCTGGACGTGTTCCGCGAGGGCCGCGACATCTACGTTGCCGTCGCCGCGCGCATGTTCAACGTCGAGGAGACGGCCGTCACTGACGAGCAGCGGCAGCTTGGCAAGGTGGCCGTGCTGGCCTGTTTAGCCGAAGACACGTTAGTGTTGACGGATAACGGATGGAAGGCTATTCAGGAGGTAACACAACTCGACGCACTATGGGACGGTGAAGCATGGGTGACGCACCAAGGAGTAATTCCAAGAGGTGTAAAGCAGACTGTCAATGTGGCAGGCATCGACGCAACGCCGGATCATTTGTTTCTTGCAGCGAACGAGTGGGCCGAGGCGCGGCTACTCGCTTCAAGCGAACCGTTGCTTTGCCGAGCGTTGGCGACAGGTTCGGAGAACTTGCCATCATTGGTTTTCAAATCGGTCCCGCTGGCGGGGTACGAGGCGCGATTGTGCAATGCTCGTGTGGTGCCGCCCCTCACGTCGCCGCTCTTCACAACCTTAGAAACGGCGCTTCTACGCGCTGTAATACGTGTGCAAAAAAAGCTACTGGACATTGGATTAAGAATTACTTCCGGTACGCAACCGTTTGTCCAAATGATGCGCATCGGCGGCGACTTCTTAATCGTTTGTCCGCTTGCAAAAACAGGTGCCACAACCCAAACGACCGAGGGTTCCCAAACTACGGCGGGCGAGGTATTCGTCTTTACAAGCCGTGGCACACTGACAAAGTTGCGTTCCTTGCGTACGTTATGTCGCTGGATGGCTGGGATCAGCCGCGCTTGGAACTGGATCGTATCGACGTCAACAAAGGATACGAACCCGGCAACTTACGATTTATCTCAAAGCGCGACAACTGCAACAACAAGCGCAGCATTCAAAAAATGCAGCGATACATCCTCGAACTTGAGGCGCGTCTACGACATTGCGTATGCGGGGCCTCAAAATCGCTTCACAGTGATGAGTGCAAGGGGGCCGCTGATAACACATAACTGCGGGTTCGGCGGCGGCGTGGGCGCGTTCAGCGCCATGGGCCGCGTCTACGGCGTCCACATGCCCGAGAGCGAGGCGAGGCGCACCGTGGACCTGTGGCGCCGCGCCAATCCGTGGGCCGTGCCGTTCTGGTCGGATCTGGAGCAGGCCTACACCCGCGCCATCCGCAACCCCGGCGAGGTGTTCACGGCGGGCCGCGTCCAGTACATGAAGCAGGGCGACCACCTGTGGTACGCGCTGCCGTCGGGCCGCGTGCTGTGCTACCCCTACGCGCGGTTCGAGGAGGACGGCGTATCCTACGCCAAGGCGTCGTGGAAGCCTGCGGCGGATGCCAAGGAGTGGCCACGGGCGCGGCTCTGGCGCGGGCTCGCCTGCGAGAACATCGTGCAGGCCACTGCCAACGACATCCTGCGCGAGGCGCTGCGCGGTCTGGACGCCGCGGGCGTCGAGGTCGTCTTGCACGTCCACGACGAAATTGTAGCCGAGGTTGATACAGAAAAATCAGAAGAATTGGCAGCCGCGATGCAGGCTGTTATGGTTACCCCTCCCGCGTGGGCTGAAGGGCTTCCTTTGGGTGCCAGCGGCAAAGTGCTTGCTCGTTACGGTAAGGCATGAGGTGAACCATGAAGAACGTACTGCTTGCGGCTCTGGCCGCGCTGCTGATCTCCACCGCCAGCGTTGAGGCCCGCGAGCCCGGCCAGCCGAGGGGTTGCCCGTCGCGCTGGTGCGGTTGCTATCTGGCGCACTATTTCGGAATGCCGCATCGCAAGGATCTGTGGCGCGCACGGAACTGGGCCCGGATCGGGCGTCCGACGCGGGCGCGGATCGGCGCCATCGTCGTCTGGCGCAATCACGTCGGCGTGATCGTCGGCAGGACAGCCAAGGGCTGGGTGGTTAAATCCGGCAATGACGGCAACCGCGTGCGGTCGCGGGTGAGATCGGTCAACAACGCAATCGCGTTCCGCACGCTGAAGTAACGACGACAAGAGGAAACAATGTCAGACCTTCTAGAATACTTGACCGGCCTTGCGCCGGACGGCGAAACAGCCCTGATCGTGCGCCAGAAGCCCGTCATGTACGACGGGCAGCAGGTCACACACCGTGATGGCACCCTCAAGTTCACATGGCCCGCCTTCCTGCCGTCGCGTGTGCGCAGGGGCGGCGAGAGCTGGTTCATCAACACGGGCTCGTTCATCATCGACCGTTTCGATGGCAAGCCGTCGGCGTCGGCGGCCAACTGCGAGTTCGTCCTGTTCATGATGCTGGACGACATCGGCACCAAGTCCAAGACCCCGCCCGTGCCGCCGACGTGGATCGTCGAGACGTCGCCCGGCAACTGCCAGTGGGGCTACGCCTTCAAGGAGCAGCCGACCAAGGCTGAGTTCGTCGCGGCCATCACCGCCATTGCGGCCGCAGGCTATACCGACCCCGGCGCCACCAACGCGGTGCGCAACTGCCGCCTGCCGGGCTCGCCTAACCTCAAGCCGGGGCGTGACCTGTTCCCGGCGCGGCTGGTCGAGTTCCACCCCGAGCGCGAGTACACGCTTGCCGCCATCTGCGAGGGGCTGGACGTCACGCCAGCGCCCGCCGACAGTGCTGGGCCGCAGGTGATCCGCCTGCGCGACACGGGCTCCGACAGCGTGCTGAAGTGGCTCTCCGAGCAGGGGCTGGTGCTCTCCCAGGTCAACCGCGAGGGCTGGTGCGGCGTCGTCTGCCCAAACCATGCCGCGCACACGGACGGCCAGATCGAGGGGCGTTACTCGCCCGTCAACCGGGCGTTCTGCTGCTACCACTCCCACTGCGAGCATCTTGACAGCAATGCGTTCCTTGCATGGGTGGCCGAGCAGGGCGGGCCGACGGTGCAGGCGGGCTTCCGCGAGGAGCTGGTGGCCGAGCGCATGGCCATGGTGGCCGCGACGATCCAACCGACCGAGGCGTTCCCTGACGCGGCGGCCGAGGTCATCGCCGAGGTTGACCGCAAGGAGCTGGGCCGCCTGACCAAGCGCGAGTGGTTCAGCCGGTTTGCATACATCGTCGAGGACGACGCCTATTTCGACATGATCGACCGGCGGGAGATGACGCGCGGCGCGTTCAACGCGGTGTTCCGGCACGTCGATTGCAAGTCCATCCACACGCAACGCAAGGTCGAGGCGTCCGTCTGCTACGACGAGAACCGCCAGGGGGCGGGCGCGCGCGTGCTGCGCGGGCTGACCTACGCCGCGGGCGAGAGCGTTCTTGTCGCCAAGGACAGCGAGGTCTACGGCAACCGCTGGGTCAACGCGCGACCTGACCTGTCCGGCGTCGCGCCGGGCGACGTCACGCCATGGCTGGCCCATGCCGAGCTGCTGATCCCTGATCTGGTCGAGCGCGAGCACGTCTTCGACGTCATGGCCTACAAGATCCAGCACCCGGAGGTGAAGATCAATCACGCGGTGCTGCATGGCGGCGACGAGGGCTGCGGCAAGGACACGTTCTGGTTCCCCTTCATCTGGTCCGTGTGCGGGCCGGACCTGCGCAACCGCGGACTGGTGGACGCTGACGGCATCAATTCCCGCTGGGGCTACGCGCTTGAGAGCGAGATCCTGATCCTGAACGAGTTGAAGGAACCGGAAGCCGCGCAGCGCCGCTCGCTGTCCAACAAGCTGAAGCCGATCATCGCGGCGCCGCCCGATACGCTGACCATTGAGCGCAAGGGCCTGCATCCTTACGACATGGTCAACCGCCTGTTCGTGCTGGCGTTCACCAACGATCCCGTTCCGTTGTCGTTGCCGACGCAGGACCGCCGCTGGTTCTGCCTGTGGTCGCACGCGCCGCGCATGGAGAAGGCCGACGCGGTGGCGTTGTGGTCGTGGTACAAGAAGCAGGGCGGCCTCCAAGCCGTGGGCCGGTGGCTGCTCGACCGCGACGTGTCGGCGTTCAACCCGGCAGCCATGCCGCCGTGGACGGACTACCGGACGCGCCTCATTGAGACGGGCCGCAGCATGGCGGAGAGCTACGTCATCGAGCAGGTGCACAAGCCATCGCCCGAGTTCGCCGCGGGCGTCATCGCCTCCCCGTTCCATAAACTTTGCAGCACATTGCAGCAAGGCGCGCCCGGCGGCGTCAAGGTCCCCCAGGCGGCGCTGCTGCATGGCCTCAAGGAAGCAGGCTGGATCGACCTTGGCGCGGTCAAATCGGCGGAATATCAGACCAAGAAAAACATCTGGGCGCGCGAAGACATGACGCGCAGCTACTCAAAGAGCGACCTGCGGCGCATGATTGAGCAACCGCCGCAACCAGTACCGGCCCCAGCAACCGCGCCGGAGCCGGATCTTAAGCTAATCAAGGGCGGGCTTGACGGCTAACCATAAGCGCGCAATAGCCTGAAGCACCAGTTTCGCCGACCGGGCGCCAAGCCATGCATCGGTCGGCGATACATTTACAACCCGCATCGGGGTCGCCGTCGTAAGTTCTATTAGCTGAATAGTCCCCCTCGTTGGACGACCGTGCAAACGGGCACCAAAGCGTTTTAGCGTAAGTTGTTTTAACTCTCATTTTTGTTTCTCCTATGTTAAAGGTCGAGCCAGGCGGCCACAAGGGCCGCCAGCACCAAGGCCACCAGCATCAACATGACAGGGCGCGCTCTACAAGGGCGCGCTCTTCGTCGTATTGACCGTTCGCGCGCAGTTTGCGGAACGTCTTCAAGCTGTGGATCATCGTCGCATGATCACGGCGGTTCAGCCAAGCCGCGATCTTGTCCAGCGGCAGGTCGGGTCGCCGCAGGCGCAGTTCCCAGACCGCATGATGCCGCGCCGCGCTGACGTCGCGCGTCCGCGACGGGCCGCGCAGGATGTCGGCTGTGAGCCCATGCGCGGTCGCCACCGCCCACACGATCCGCTCGGGGTGCGTCGTCGGCAGCGTCACGGGCTCGCTATTGGGCGCGTCGGCCGCTCGCCGCAGGTGCTCCATGGCCATGCGGGCCGCGCGCCAGACCGTCACGGGCCCGCCCGCGAGCTGTACCAGGTCGTCGAGGTACGCCCGTAGGCGCCGCTCAATCTCTATTGCGTCCAGTGGCACGTCGTGATACGTCAAGGCTGTTTCCTCCCTATTGTTGACTGGCCCCCGGTGACGGGGGCCTTTTCTTCTATGAGGTTGCGGCGCATGGCCTCCGCTTGCGCGGCCGCAAGGGCCGCGTCGTAGCGGTTGCGGCGCACGTCCACGGCATCAAGGAAGCGCAACAGTGTCGCGTCGTCAAACGCGCTGCAATGGCCTGCCCAATAGGCGAAGTCCGGGGTCAATAGGTCAATTCCTTCACACGGCCGTTCAACGCCTCAGCGGTGGCCTGCCATTCGTTGCGGGCGCGCTCCAATTCGGAAACCTCTTCTGCAAGGGCTTCCGCGCGCTGGTTTGCGTCCATGAGGGCGTCATTGACGGCGTCGTAATCCGCGACGGCGTCAAGGTGCTCTTCGAGCCGTTCGGCAAGCGCGCGGATCATGTGCGCCTCCGGGCCGGTCCAGTTGCCGCGGTGCGCACGGTCGAGCAGATCGACGACGCCGAGCTGGTTGAGATAAGTGAAATCATGTGTCATGGTCGAGGTCCTTTTCATCTATCAGTTTGAGTTCACGTAGCACGGCCGCCATGCGCGACGGCGGCCAGGATACTTCGTCAGTGGCCGGGTCGCGGTGCACGTGGTGCGCCTCCGCGAGCCGTTCCGGGTCTGGCACCAGGCCGCGGGCGTCGTACAGCGGCCGCGTCATAGGTCCGGGTCCATGTAGAGGTCACAGATACCGTCGGCCGCGAGGGTCTCGCGCGCCTGATCGTGGATCCATTCGCGGTCGCAATGGTCGTATAGATCCTTCCAGAGCGGATCTGTGCGGCCGATTTCGGTATAGACCACGCGGCCATTTGTGATGCTTGAGAAATGGAACGCGGTGACGTCCCAATCGAGCACGCCAGACGGACCATCTGGCAACTCATAGTCAACGCGGGCTTCGCAGTCAAAGTCCGTCAAGTGGACGTCGCCGCGGTGGATGCCGATCGTGACCGGCACATAAAGATAGGACATTGTTTCCCTCCTAGAATAGCATGACAGCGTAGGTGAAGGCGTAGGCCGCGGCGCACACAAGCGCGACTTTGGCGAGCTGCGCGGCAAGGAACAGGCTATCACTCAGCATCGGCCATCTCCGGCGCATAGTGGCGGGCGAGTTCGTCGTAATCAATAGTGTTCATGTCCATCATGTCCGCGATGAACGACGACGCGGGGACGATTTCATCGACGTAGTTTTCGACGACGTCGCGGATATAGTCCGCCGTGATTTCGACGCCGTCGTCGGCATCCATTGCGAAGTTGTCGCCGAACCATAGGTTGACAAGCCAAGTTTCGCGGTTCTTCCATCCGTTGCACATAGTGTAGTCTCCATTAGTTGACATTGCGTGGAAAGTATACGGGCGGCATGTGCCGCCCGTCAATAGTTAGTTGTCAAGCGATGGAACGGGCGACGTTCCAGGGTGTCGCTTCCTTCACCGTGCGCATGGGCATGATGACGGCAAAGCAATCTTCACGGCCTGCAAACGTCACGCCATGCGGGCTTTCATTGTTCCAAGCATGAACGCGAAACGCGGTTCCGGTTTTGGAACCAAGCGCGCGCGACATTTGGCCAATGTCATAAATGTAGTCCGGATTAAAATGCGCGGGCGTCATGTGCTCAGGCTTGCCGGGTGAATAGCCGTCGATCGGCGGGATGACTGCTTTCCAGTTCGGGAATGTGCCGTCTACCGGCGCGAACACAATGCCGCCCAATGTGTTGCCGTTCAGTTCGATCGTGGCGGCCTTCTTCGGCGCCAGCTTGAGCGCGGCCTTGACCGTATCAAGCGGAATGATGACGTCGGCCGCTGGGGCTTCAGTCAGCTTGGCACAAAAGAGGCGATGGCCATCCGTCGTCACCAGGTGGCCCGTGGTGCTCAGGTGCACGCCGCGAAGGTAGTAGCGGCTCTCTTTCTGCGAAGCGCAAAGCAGGGCGGCCTTGAGAATGTCAGTAGCGATTAGCATAGTGTCGTCTCCTTTCTTGTTGATGCGCCCACTATGCCGAAGCATCCACGCAATGTCAACAACTATTTTATGACATGCGAAAACCAGGCTGAATAGGCCTCGCAAGGGTCGCTTGACGCGGAAAAATGGACGTGCTACGCCATATGGCGTAGTAAGCAAACGGCGGCCCAACGGCCGCCGTTTTTCGTTGGGTAGTTGGTGGGGTACGCGTGGGGTACAGCGTGGGGCAATGCGGAGTGGCTCTAAAAGCCTTATGCAATCGCATGATGGGTATTATGGGTATACTCTCTAACTATAAGACTGGTTAGTTGTATATTAGTAAATGCTAATATAATAGTATGGTACTGTAAAATTACAGTTTATCAGAGCATATGGATAGTGGGGTAGTTTACGATTGCCCACGACTACCCCACGACTACCCCGGCGCCTACAGCCCTGTCGACCCTTGCCGAATCGTCAAATCACGCCTATATGTGATTTGTCAGTTTTGGAGAAAGCACATGCCCAAGAGAATGCCCATATTACCCAGCGCCGATCTGGCGGACGAATATGCAGTTAAGATCTGGTTAGCGCCCGCCGTTGTCGACGGACAGATTACGCGCAACCAATGGCGCGCCCTAGTCGAATTCCTTGTTCCGCGGGCGCCGCTTCACGTTTATGGCCTGTCATGCCGGACACCCAAGGGCGTTATCTATCTATTCATCGATCGCGCGGACGGGCGCATTCAGACCTATCGTTTGAGCCCCCGCGCGGAATGGTACACGCAAGGCCTGACCGATCTGGAATGGAATGCGCGCCAGGCGGCTGGACTGCCCTTGCCGCGGCGCTAGGGCAAAAGGTCCACGGCAATCGGCCGCCAAGCGCCACTAGCTGCAGCTAGTCGCGCGCCCCGCGCGCCAGGCGACTGATATACTAGTATAACAGTTGCATTGCAGCATTTTGCTGCGAGTGCTCAGGGGGGAGGGGGGGGGCAGGGCCGAGCGCGGCTGCTGTTGCCGTGGCCAAGGACCGCAAAAACTTTTTATTTTTTCTCCACGCTCACAACAAAATACTTGATGCTTGCTCAAACAGCCAACCCGCGCTATCTTGACGTCATGACCTTCCACTCACTGCCCTATGACCCGCGTCCGCTGACCGCCACCGAGGCGCGTCTGGAGGCGATCTACGCGGCTGCCAAGCTGGGGCTCAAGGGCGACAGCCTGGCACTCGCCGCTGGCATGACGCCGGTCGAGTACCGCAAGCTCTGCCAGATGGACCCCATCGCGGAGTACGCCGAACAGAAGGGCCGCGCCGAGGGCGAGCGCGCCATGGCCACCACCCTGTACGCCGCTGCCGAGGCGGGCGACGCCAAGGCGGCGACCGAGATGTTGCGCTACGCCCATGGGTGGGTGGCCAAGCAGGCGGTCGAGGTCAGCATCGAGCAGAAGATCAGCATCACGGCGGCGTTGGAAGAGGCGCAGCGGCGCGTAATTGACCTTGTTGCAACGGAGGTAACGCATGTTTCCGAAATCACCTGACATTTCGGCGCAAAAACAACTTGTTACAGGATTGTTTGGGCGCACCCCCGGCACGGCAGGCCAAAGGTTTGATTTTGGCCAAAACCAACGCCGCGCGCGGCCAATGTTCTCTGACTATTCCGGCTGGACCTTGAGACCAGAATTTCGCGAAGACCTTGGTGACCGCGCGCAGTCTATAGAACAACTGCTGCGCATAGTGGGCCCGTCCATGCTGGGCAGCCGGGGCAAGATGTTCTACCAGTTCATGTCGCCGCCCGAGGAACCTGCGCCATCGCAGCAAGGAAATGCGTTTGCTGACCTGTTGTCCGGCGTTTTTTCTGGCGGCAACGCAAACACGCGCAATGCAATGTCGGCGTTTACAGGCTTTATGAGCCGCCGCAAATAATGCAGACCACGCGCTACAGCGCTGAGGACGAGCAGAACCTGATGGCGTCCCTGTGGGCGCCGTCGCTCAAGGACGACCCGCTCAAGTTCGTGATGTGGCTGTTTCCGTGGGGGCAGCCCGGCACGCCGCTGGAGCACTTCTCTGGCCCGCGCAAGTGGCAGCGCGAGGTGCTGCGCGATCTGGCCGAGCACATCAGGCAGAACAGCGGCAAGGTGGACTTCGACGTGCTCCGCATGGCCGTGTCTTCCGGCCGCGGCATCGGCAAGTCGGCCCTCGTCTCGTGGCTCATCATCTGGATGTTGACGACCCGGATCGGGTCCAGCACCATCGTGTCGGCCAACTCCGAGACGCAGCTCCGGTCGATCACCTGGGCCGAGATCACCAAGTGGCTGGCGCTCGCGTTGAACAGTCACTGGTTCGAGGTCTCGGCTACCCGCGTCATGCCCGCCAAGTGGCTGGCCGAGCTGGTCGAGCGCGACCTGAAGAAGGGCACGCGCTACTGGGGCGTCGAGGGACGGCTGTGGTCGGAAGAGAACCCGGACGCCTACGCGGGCGTGCACAACTTCGATGGTGTAATGCTGGTGTTCGACGAAGCCAGCGGTATCTCCGACAGCATCTGGCAGGTGGCAGCGGGCTTCTTCACCGAGAACACGCCCAACCGCTTCTGGATGGCGTTCTCCAACCCCCGCCGCAACACGGGCTACTTCTACGAGGCGTTCAACGCCAAGCGGGACTTCTGGCGCAACAAGACCGTGGACGCCCGCACGGTCGAAGGAACGGACAAGGCGGTCTATGAGCAGATCATCCTCGAATACGGGCCTGACAGCGTTCAGGCGCATGTTGAGGTCTACGGTGAGTTTCCCTCGGCTGGAGATGACCAGTTCATCCCGATCCATCTCGTCGACGACGCCATGGGACGACCCCGCTATAAGGACGCCTCGGCTCCAGTGGTCCTCGGCGTGGACCCGGCACGCTTCGGTGCCGACGCTACAGTTATCGCGGTACGGCAAGGCCGAGACATCGTGGCAATCAAGCGCTACCGCGGTGACGACACCATGGAAGTAGTCGGCCGCGTCATCGAGGCGATGGAAGAGTTCCAGCCGACGATGGTGGTGATCGACGAGGGCGGGCTGGGCGCGGGGGTCGTGGACCGGCTCAAGGAGCAGCGGTACAAGGTCAAGGGGGTGAACTTTGGGTCCAAGAGCAGCAAGCCGGTCATGTACGGCAACAAGCGGGCCGAGATGTGGGGAGCCATGCGGGAATGGTTGAAGACCGCGTCGATCCCACCCGACCGGGTGCTGAAGACGGACCTGATCTCGCCGCTGATGAAGCCGGACAGCAAGGGCACGATCTTCCTCGAAGGCAAGAAGGAGATGAAAGCCCGTGGGCTCGCAAGCCCCGACGCCGCAGACGCGATAGCCGTTACATTCGCGTTCCCCGTGGCCTCCAGAGGCGAGCGCGTTGACAGAACGCCGCGCAAGGCTTATGGTCAGTCAAGTGTTTCAACCTCTTGGCTAGGGTCGTGATGGCGCGCAAGGGCGTATCTTTGTCGGTAGGACGCGGTGAGAAGCTGCCCGTCAGCAAGGGCGCTGGGCTGACGGCCAAGGGGCGTGCCAAGTACAACAAGGCGACGGGCAGCAAGCTGAAGCCGCCCGCGCCTACCCCCAAGACGGCTGCGGACAAGGGCCGGAAGGCCTCGTTTTGCGCCCGGATGGGTGGCGTAGTCGCCAAGTCGAAGAATGCAGAGCGGGCGAAAGCCTCAATGAGACGGTGGAAGTGCTAAAATGGCCAAGAAACCCGGTCTATACGCAAATATTGCCGTAAAACGCGCCCGCATTGCCGCCGGATCAGGCGAAAAAATGCGGAAAGTTGGCTCCAAGGGCGCTCCGACTGCCGCCGACTTCAAAAAATCAGCCAAAACCGCGCAGCGGTCGCTGTCCAGCTACGGCGGACTGCCCGGTATTAAACGCGTCAAGGGCTCCAGAAAGGATAAGTGACATGCCGCTCGTGAAATCAGCCTCCAAGGGCGCGTTCCGCAAGAATATCAAGACCGAAATGGCTGCGGGCAAACCCGCAAAGCAGTCTGTGGCCATCGCCTACGCGATGAAGCGCAAGGCACAGGGCAAAAAGGGCAAGTAGGATGGCTAAACGTTCTGTTGCGTATAAATCAGACCGCGGTCAAATTCCCAACACCGCCGACTACAAAGGCGACTTTCAGGGAAGTACGCAACCAAAGAGCAAATTGTCGGGCGGTTTCGGCCCCTTCGGCATAAAGTACAGCAAGCCGATTGGCCCCGTAAAGCCCGTTGGCCTGCGCATGGACGAGTACAGCAGGCAGCAGTTGGCCAAACTTAAGCAGAAAGCCGCCGCGCCCGTGCCCAAGCCCAAGCCCAAGCCTCCGCAGGTTATTCGCACGACCGTTTCTGAGCTCATGTCGCCTGTCAAAGCCGCGGCGCCCGCCCGCATGGCGGTCAACCGCGCAACGGGCGACACAACGGGCTTTACCACCGGCAAGACGACTGGCAAGACCGTTACCAAGGCGGGTACGGCCTACAAGACGCCCATGTCAGCTTCGCAGCGCACGTCTCAGAACGCCTTTAACAAGGGCGGCGTGGCAGGCCCTCGCAAGGACAGCAGCGGCCGTAACGTTTCCAGCGCATCTGGCAAGAGGAAATAGTGGCAGACGATGGCATCAAAGGCGCGGCCAAGGTCGCCAACGGCGGCACGGACAAGAGCGACATGCTCTCGACCATGCGGTCGCGCTTTACCATGGCCATTTCTGCCTTGGGCGAGAGCCGCGAGGACGAACTGGACGACCTGCGCTTCATGGCAGGCTCGCCCGACAACCAGTGGCAGTGGCCAGCCGACGTGCTGGCGACCCGCGGCTCCGTGCAAGGTCAGACGATCAACGCGCGCCCCTGCCTGACCATCAACAAGCTGCCGCAGCACGTCCGGCAGGTCACCAACCAGCAGCGGCAGAACCGGCCCAGCGGCAAGGTGATCCCGGCTGACGACAACGCCGACGTGGCAGTGGCCGAGGTTTTCGACGGCATCATCCGGCACATCGAGTATATGTCGGACGCCGACGTGGCCTACGACACCGCCTGCGACAACCAGGTGACCTACGGCGAGGGCTACATCCGCATCCTGACAGAATATGCACGAGAAGACAGTTTTGATCAGGATCTGCGCATCGGCCGCATCCGCAACTCGTTCAGCGTCTATATGGACCCGACGATCCAAGACCCGTGCGGGTCCGACGCCAAGTGGTGCTTCATTACGGAAGACCTGCTCAAGGAAGAGTTTGAGCGGATGTTCCCCGACGCAGCACCCATTACGTCCATCATGGCGCAGGGTATTGGCGACCAGTCACTAAGCCAATGGATTAGTCAGAACACCGTCCGTATCGCGGAATACTTCTACATCGACCATGAGAAGGCCAAGCTCAACCTTTACCCCGGCAACGTGACCGCCTTCAACGGTACGCCGCAGGATGGGCAGCTCAAGGCCATGTTTGGCCAGCCGGTGCGCACCCGCACCGTTGACCGCCGCAAGGTCATGTGGGTCAAGACCAATGGCTACGAGGTGCTGGACGAGCGCGAGTGGATCGGCAAGTACATCCCGGTCGTGCGGGTCGTCGGCAACGAATTTGAGGTAGACGGACGCCTGTACGTCTCCGGGCTGGTGCGCAACGCCAAGGACGCGCAGCGCATGTACAACTACTGGACCAGCCAGGAGGCCGAGATGCTGGCCTTGGCGCCCAAGGCACCCTTCGTTGCTTATGGCGGCCAGTTTGAAGGCTACGAGATGCAGTGGAAGACGGCCAACACGACCAACTGGCCGTACCTCGAAGTGAACCCGGATGTGACCGACGGCGCGGGAAATGTCCTGCCTCTCCCGCAGCGTTCTCAGCCGCCAATGGCGCAGACGGGCCTTATTCAGGCCAAGATGGGCGCCGCGGAGGACATCAAGTCTACGACCGGCCAGTACAACGCCAGCCTCGGCCAGCAGGGCAACGAACGCTCTGGCAAGGCCATCCTCGCGCGCGTGCAGGAGGGCGACACGGGCACCTACCACTACGTTGACAACCTCGGCCGCGCCATCCGCCACATCACCCGCCAGCTTGTGGACATGATCCCCAAGATCTACGACACCGAGCGCATCGCGCGCATCATCGGCGTTGACGGTGAGGTTGGCATGGCCAAGATCAACCCGCAGCAGCCCGAGCCGGTCAAGCCGATCATGGACGCTGCGGGCAACGTCATTGAGAAGATCTACAACCCGACGGTCGGCACCTACGACGTCGTCATCACCACGGGCCCGAGCTATCTGACCAAGCGCCAGGAGGCCGTCGAGGCCATGGCCAACATCCTCCAGACCAGCCCGCAGTTGTGGCAGGTGGCGGGCGACCTGTTCATCAAGAACATGGACTGGCCGGGTGCGCAGGAGATGGCGGCCCGCTTCAAGAAGATCATCGACCCGAAAGTGCTGGCCGAGGACGACAAGTCGCCGGAACTCCAGTCTGCCGAGCAGATGATCGAGGCGCTGACCCAGCAGCTCAACCAAACCATGGGTATGGTCGAGAACATCCAGAACTCGATGGAAGCGCAGGAGTTGCAGATTAAAGCGTATGACGCCGAGACCAAGCGCATCTCGGCGGTCCAGAACGCCATGACGCCTGACCAGATACAGGACATCGTCATGGGCACCATCGCAGCGGCCATCGAAACGGGCGACATCTCAAACGGACGCCCGACGATGCCGCAGCCGTCCGAACGCCAGATGCCGCTGCCGCCCGAAATGCCTGTTGAAGGAGCCCCTGTATGAGCGGTTGCGACAAGTTTCTAGGTATGCTGTTCCTTGCGCGCGACGTAACGCACTCGGCACACCTCAACACACGGTCGTTTGCCAAGCACAAGGCGTTGGGTAAGTTCTACCCGGCAATCATCGACCTTGCCGACAAGTTTGCCGAAATGTACCAGGGCAAGTACGGCCTGATCGGGCCGGTCATGCTGATGTCGGCGGACAAGTCCAGCAACGTGCTGGAATTTCTTGAGCGGCAGGCGACAGAAATTGAAGACATTCGGTATAAGGTGGTAGACAAGGACTGCACGCCACTTCAGAACGTCATCGACGAGATCGTAGGGTTGTACTATACTACGATTTACAAACTCAAGTTCCTCGCATAAGGAGGCTATCATGGGCCTTAAGACCACCACGCAGTGTTTGGGCTACCAGCAGATCACCAGCCTGTCTGCATCGACTGCGCTGACCGTCCCGGTCGGGGCCACTCTGGCCTTGGTCGTTGCGGAGACGCAGGCCGTTCGCTGGCGCGATGACGGCACGGCGCCGACCGCCTCGGTCGGGATGCCGCTGGCCACGGGCGTGTCGCTGTCCTACGACGGCGACCTCAAGGCCATCCAGTTCATCCAGCAGACGGCTTCCGCAACCATCAACGTGTCTTACTACGCATGATCCGCTCCCCGGCTGGTTTTGATGGCGGCGACCGCATTAAGCGGTATCTGGACTATTACCAGCCCAGTTATGGCGTGATGATGCTGTCGGCAGGTCAAGCATTTAACCCTGCTTCGCTTTTTGCAGCGGGCGAGCAAGGTGTTTGGTACGACCCGTCCGATTTCACCACGATGTTCCAAGACAGCGCGGGGACCACGCCTGTTACAGCGGTGGAGCAATCTGTAGGCCGCATTCTTGACAAGTCCGGTCGCGGCAACACCGCCACGCAAGCCACACCAGCCTCTTGCCCCGTGCTGAGTGCTAGGGTGAACCAGCTTTTGGCTACGGCTACGCTGTCTACGCAATCGGTAACAACTGTTGCAACGGCTTACACGCTCGCCTTTAGCGGCGATGGTTCCGTCACGTTATCGGGTACAGCCACCGGAACGTATACCGCAGGAAGCAACTCTATTACTTGCACTGCCGGATCGCTTACCATTACCGTATCGGGAACGGTTACAAACGCAGATCTCCGCGTCACCAGCGATGGCGTAGGTCTCCCAGCCTATCAGCGTGTCACCACAGCTACTGATTACGACACCACAAATTTCCCGTATTACCTTTTCTTTGATGGTACGGCGGATTTTCTTGCCACGGCAAGCATTAACCCTGGCAGCGTAACAAAAGCGCAGATGTTTGCAGGCACCAGAGTAGGATTGCCAAGGTCAAACAATAGCCCCGTGTGGCAGTTTGGCGATACCACTACTACTGCGACAGATGCCATGATGCGTCTTATTACTGGCGATGGTTCGACGGATGCCTACCGCGCCGTTCTATATGGGTCGGCTCTTAACTTGTCACCGCGCGTTACCAAAGTCGCGCCGTATACAGTTGTGTTTTCAACTCTGTATGACGCCGCCGCAGCAGGGGCAGGTGAAATTTCCTTGAGAGAAAACGGAACGGTCAAGGCAACGGGCTCTGCTACGGATAGTGGGGTGACAAGTTTTGGTTCGCAGGTACTATACATAGGCAGACAAGCTACTGCGGCTGGATATTTTAACGGCAGGCTCTATAGCTTAATTGCGCGTTTCTCCGCAACAAATCTGTCGGCCTCAACGATTGCCTCTGCTGAGGCATGGACTAACAGTGTGACGAAAGCGTACTGACATGCTTAGTTTGTTTGTCATGGCTGTCGCGCACACGTTTTTGTTAACGGATCTATTGAGGGTATAAGTATGCCAGTTAATCCCTCGCCTATTGGCGGTTATGCAGGTCAGTTTTTTGACAACAACGGTCAACCGTTGTCCGGGGGTAAAATATATACCTACGCAGCCGGTACGACTACGCCGCAAACTACGTACACTTCTGTAACGGGCGGCACGCCGCACACTAACCCTATCGTGTTAGACAGCGCGGGGCGTGTGCCAGGCGGCCAGATTTGGTTGACTGAGGGTTCAGATTACAAATTTGTTATCAACACATCTGCGTCGGTTTTGTTGGGTACATACGACAACGTCTCTGTCCCTGCACCCCCGCCCGCATCTCAGATTACTTTTACTGGGTTTAATAACCAAATCGGTAATGTTGAAGATTTGGCGGATGCAGATGGGTCTGACTGGATCGGTTTCTTATCTTCTGGCGCGGGTGCAGTTGCACGATCCGCCCAAGATAAAATGCGCGATATTATATCCGTGAAAGACTTTGGTGCTGCTGGAGACGGCATTACGATTGACACGACGGCTATCTATGCGGCTGTTGCTGCTGCCGCAGGAAAAACTCTGTATTTTCCCAAGGGGACTTATCTAACAGACCGGATTATTCCAGTCGCCGACACGTTTATTTTTCTTGAGCCGGGGGTAAACATTGTCGCGATTAGCGGCGGTTCTCGCTGTTTTCAGATTCAACAGCCTGATGTTCATATTTGGGGGTACGGCGCAAAGACCACGATGGACGGCTCACAAAGCAGCCATAACATTTACATCTTGCAAGGTGCTGATCGGTGTTCTGTGCGCGGCCTGTGGGCCGATGGGTCCGGCGGCGGCGGTGATGACTGTTTCTACATTGGTGGCAACCCCGCCGCCAACAATGTTTCAAAAAACATCAGCATCATAGATTGCAAGGGCACCAATCCGGGGCGTAACGTGATCTCGGTGGTTGCCGTGCATGGGTGTTTGATTGAGGGTTGCGATCTTTCTGGGGCCGTTACTAATTCGCCTCAAGCTGGGATCGACGTTGAAGCAAATCTTTACATGGCAAACGGCCAATCGGCAATTATGCAGTGTGTCATTAGGCGCAATCGCGTATACAATAATGACAACACGGGCATTATTGTCGTTTTTGGTAGCGAAATAATTATTGAAGAAAATGAAGTGTTTAATAATGCGGGTGGAGGCATCGGGGCTGCTGCTGGTGGCACCCAATTTGACGACCCCGTATATCGCACAGGGGATAGGTTAGGGGTTTCTGACTTCGATCTTGCGACAGGCTTCATGACTGTGACAAGCGGCACCGCTGGCGTCGATAGGTTGACTGACGACTTAGGTATTAACGTCGGCATGTGGCTGGTGAAACAGACAGCCTCTGGTGCTGTATGGCCTGCAAACGTTACCGACACCCGCTATCAGATTGTTGACATTGACGCTACGCAGTCAAAAATTAAGATTGGCGTTGCTTTTGGGTGGCAAGAGGTA